TGCAAGACGCACAGGCCAAGGCAAGCAAGGAGCAAGAAGATGGCGAAGCTAACAACGAAAGCTCGGAAAGCACTCCCAAAGAGTGATTTTGCTTTACCCGAACAACGTAAATATCCTGTTCAGGACAAATCCCACGCGGCTAATGCTAAGGCTCGCGCACAGCAGCAATTTGACAAAGGCAATATCTCAAAGTCTACTTTAAGCAAGATTGATGCCAAAGCCAATAAGGTTTTAAATCGCAAAACCGATGAACCCAATTACAAAAGGGGAAAATGATGGCAAAAGATAAAAAGCGCGCTATGGATGAACGCAAACCGAATCGACCCGGATACAACGAAGAAATAGACCGCGCAAAGGCGGCAGGGAACTATCAACGCTCTGACGCTTACGCCGAAGGTGCGGGCTATTTAGGGGTCGATGATTTAGACAAAATGAGGCGGCGTAAAATTAGATAAGCTACTACATAAATTATAAGGAGATAGGCAAATGATTACCCAAATAGGACGTTATTTTGTAGGACTACCAAACATCGTTGGCATCGTTACCGATGACAATTTAGCAACCATTACCACGACCGGATACCTTAACGATGAAGCCGACAACATTGAAGCGCTCAACAACGGCGAGTTTCAATGGGAAGATACCGACTTGGTATTAATTCATTACTCACCCAACCAAATTGGTTTCTTTGTACGCGATGCAAGCAACGCTACATTTGTAGCCAACCCACCTGCAGGCGGTTTAGCAAATACTTTGCCAGACGGTGATATTTTTGTAGGGAACGCCTCAAACGTTGCAACCGGCGTAACTATGTCAGGCGATGCAACTATTGATAATACTGGCGCGCTAACCATTGCTAACGATGCCATAACTACGGCTAAAATTGATGACGCAGCTGTAACCGTTGCGAAGCTTGAGGCCGATTTACAGCCATCGCATGTAGTGAAATTTGCAGGCCAACATACCACCGCTGGTGGTGCTGCAGCTGAGGCTATAACTGTAACCGGTGCGGCCGCTACGGATTTGGCTTTTGTGCAAATGGTTGACGCGGGCACAAACACGGTGTCAGTGGTTCAGGCTCAGGTTACGGCTGATACTTTAACTGTTACTTTTAGCGCTGACCCTGGAGCTGATGCAATAATTAATTATCAACTATTACGCGCTGTCTAATGAAGTGCGCAGGCTTATCTTCGTTGTTCTGGTAGTAGCGCTGTCCGCATGTTCTTCTCCGCTCATGCGGACGCATTTCGCTACCGATACTTGTATTAAGCCGTTTAAAGATTATCGATACTTAACGTGTTGTGATATTCATTTTTACATTGAAGATACGGAGTTTGTTATTCCAAAGGGATTTGAAACCGATTTAGCATCTATCCCGCGCGTGGCGTGGCCTGTTATGTCGCCTGCTTATTCTCAATTTATCCGACCGGCAATCGTCCATGATTGGTTCTATCGGATGACCTGTGATTTTAACCGCCAGCAAACCGATTTAATTTTTTATCACATGTTAAGACAAGAGGGGGTCTCCATAACTTCGGCTACGCTTATGTATTATGCCGTGCGTCTTTTTGGAGGGAAGTTTTACTCAGAGGAGTATTGTGAATGATTATAGACGATAAATTTAAGGACTGGATTCGCCGCGGCGAAGGGTATGATAATATGCCCTATATTGATACGGCTGGCAAGCTAACTATTGGTTATGGTCGTAACTTGCAAGATAACGGCATATCTTTAGAAGAGGCTGAGTTTATGCTTGATAACGATATTAAGCGTGCTTTAGCCGATGTGGAAGATAAGGAATGGTATAAAGACCAACCAGAGGGCGTACAACGCGCGCTGGTGAATATGTCGTTTAATTTAGGCTTAACACGCTTGTTGACGTTTAAAAAAATGATAGCCGCCTTATTAGAGAAGGATTATGCGAAAGCCGCGCGTGAAGCCTTGGACAGCAAATGGGCGCATCAAGTGGGCGATAGAGCTAAAGATATAGCCGTTATGATTAGAGAAGGAAAAAAATATGAGCCTGCGCCCTGAAGAAATAGATCACATTAATACGGTCGCATGGTTTGAAGAAGAATTTCCTGAATTAGCAGAGGATTTTCATCATTTTGCTAACGAGCGTCGTTGTAGTGTTATGGAAGGACGCAAACTAAAACGCATGGGAGTTCGCAAAGGCGTACTGGATTTTTTCCTAGCTGTTCCTTCCTCTGGATATCACGGCCTATGGGTTGAACTAAAAGTCAATAAGGGCAAATTAACGCCTGAGCAAATTGCTTTTATTGAACGAAAAAACGCTCGGGGCTATCTTGCGCTTGCGGTTTGGGGTCATGATGCTGCAAAAGAAGCAATACTGTGCTATTTGAAGGATTACATAACAAGTAGTTCAACAGATACACCAAAAAACCTGTATAATAACAGACCAATTTGTCAGTACAAATTTTGTCCGCACCAATATTAATCTTTTTTTGCATTTCCTGTTCAATTTGTACCTGAGTGTGTACAAAAAAGGCGTTAAGTCTGATTATTAAGATAATCAGACTTTATCAATTAAGGCGGCAAGTTCGGTCGCTTCTTTTTTGCTTAAGCAACGAAAAGTATGCGATAACGTTATTTTGCATTTGCCGCTCCAATTACCGTTCTACGCGAGAGACCCCGTCCTGAAGGACGGGGAGGATGTCAACTCTGAATCCTGTTAATTAAGGAAAGAGTCTGAGTGTTCTTTGATTTTTTTTTCTACTTGATCTGCATAGCAGCGAATAGACTCGTTAATAACAAGAGCCACCTCACGGCCTGATACAAATCCTGGTTTTGCATGTTTATCTACATATTTAGCCATATCGTCATAAGCTTTCATAAGCAGCGTTCTCAACTGAGATGAAACAAGCATGGGCAGGGAATAAGGAATTGAATCCTCTTGCTGGAGTAATTCGTTGAGTTCAGAAAAAAACTCCCTGGTTATTCTTGTTACTTCCTTGGCTGACTCGATATCGCTCCATTCTATATGATATGTGTGGATGGTTTCTGGCATTGGACTACCTATTATTTGACATTCTCCCCGCCCTAAAGGGCGAGGATTCCTACCGCGTTCACACCGAAGTTTGACTCGCCTCGGTGGGTTCCTGGGCCGAGTGCGCAACCGCTGCTCGTATCTCCACAGGCGTTACTTCCGGCATGCCCTGCCGTAGGCTGCCTTGGTTTTCGGCAGCAATGCCATTATAGGACATCTGCGCCGTCCGCGCTATCCTTCCCCGCCCTGAACGGCGGGGTTTGTCGCGCACCGGGTCAAGCCACACTGTTTCGCAATCTCACACCCAACCAAGCCGTTGCCCTACTCTCACTCTACGGGCATAGCATGGATGATGTTTTGGAGTGCCTGCCAGTATTTCTCTAAGCTCATAGCTTCTTTTCTTTTTCTTCAAAAATAAAAAAATTTGTTGGGCTGTGGGTATGTGGGCAACACCTGAGCGCAGCGAAGGTTTGTCCACATATCCATCAGCTTGTGAGTCGCGTTTGTGGGTAACGCGATAGCGTTATCCACAGTTAGCGGCGATTAACTACAGGTATTTTTAATACAGGTTAATATAGGTATATAAGTATGCGTGACCGTTTATTCGTAAAAGCGTGACCGTTTATTCGTGGATAACTCATGCTACACACAGGCTTTTTCACAGCAAACAGGGTTAGGTGGTGATATTATTCTGCAATCAGAATGCAATCATTTAGCAAGCGTTTCGCAAAACTCTTTTTACGATGAAATAAGAATAGCCTTTATTTTCAATATGCTATTGATTAGACCCTAGTTAATTTCCGGTTTCAATGAAATAAAAATTAAGCCCAGATAGGTAAATAGCGGGCAAACTTTTTAGAGTCAGGAGCGTTTGGATCCCGTTTAATCAAATTTTGCTCCAAAGCATTATTGATAATTTGGGAAATACTATTGCCACTTCTTTCGGTAAGCCCGAATCTTTCTCGCAGTGATTGATTAGTCAATCCCCGTAGTCTTTACGTCGTTGACCGTTGACTAGCTCCTGTGCTTCCTTGGTAATGCTCAAATCCTGCTCCTTCAACATTAAATTCTTTTTTCTTAATACGATAGCCGTTTGATTCATGTTTTATCCATATCTTGGTGGGTTCTTTTGCAAAACCTAGCATCATAACCATTTTGCCGGCGTCGGTAAGATGGGGATACCAGTCGCTGGCGTTAGTACAATGCTTTTTAACAAATTGTCCGTAAAAAACGTGCTTTGCTTTTTCGCTGGTGGGCGTAAAGTTTTCGTAATAAGTAGACTGCTTTCCCTCTTCGTTCTTACATATATAAGCCGCGCTTACTCTAAAAGCCGATTGCGTAGGGTGAACTTTAAAATAAGCGCGCAATACGTTTAATTCATGCAGTCCCTCTTTAGCAGGCTCAATGCTAAGCCTATCATTTGGGTCGATAATCTCCGTTTGACATAACCTACAATGGCGGCTGGCGATATCGTTTTGCGCTTTGCAGTCATCGTTGGGGCATTCTTTAAATTCAAAAAAATAATCGCAACGAACAATAATCTCTTTGCCTGTTTCCCTATCTTCATAACGCCTCTCTCCTATACACCGCCTTGCATGTTCGCTGTTTAATTGAAAGCATTTAGGGCATTTTATAACGAGCGCTTTTTCTTCGTTTAAGGCTTGCCGTACCGCTTTTAGCAATATTGGATTATCCCAATCTTGATGGCGCTCAATATTTCCTGCAAAGTCTAATACTAGGGCGTCTTTTTTTCCGGTTTTATCAGACAACCGTAGAACGCGGCCCATTGTTTGGACGAACAAAACGAGGCTTTCTGTAGGACGTAAATATGCAAGCGTATCAAAAGGGGGAACGTCAATACCCACACTAATAATAGCAATATTAACCAAATATTTAATTTTACCCGCTCTAGCATCGTTTAATATCCTCGTGCGTTCATCCTGTGGGGTTTCGCCTAAAATTAAAGCGCTTTCGCTAGGGGGCAAGTGCGACATAATCTCTTCGGCGTGTTTTTTGTTAGTTGCAAAAATAAAGCAGCCGAACCGTTTTTGACTTACCATGACGTGTATTATTTGTTTACAAATAAGCTCTGTTAAACGGGCGCTTTGTGTTACAACTTCCTCTAGCTCTTTAGCGTTAAATTTGCCGTTTGATTGAATCCGTACGTTTGAGAAATCCAGCATCAGTTCTTTTTCAATTTCAAAATTTGGGTCAATTAAATAACCGTCTTTGATTAATTGCTCTGTTGTAATGTTTCCCACCTGTGTTTTAAACAGGCAGTTATCTCCTACTATTTCAGATCCTTTATAGCGAAAGTTTGTCCCTGTAGCGCCTAGTAATCGCATGTCTGGGTATTGGTGCTTGTAATGGCGCAATATGCGCATAAAGCAGGTGCGGTCGTTGTGAAAATTGATGTTATGTGCTTCGTCCACCACTATGATATTAAAGTGAATATGGCTTAAGGGTTCATTTTTATTAATAGCGTTTAAAACGGATTGAGGCGTTCCGAATATAACAGTAGAATGATCGTCTTTTTCACCAAGGGCTGCGCAATATATCGAAGCATCGCCACCTTGCTCGATAAAGATGGCACAATTATTGCGTACTAATTCGGCGTTATTGACTAAGCATAAAGCACGCTTACCGGCTTTTTGCATCGTGATTAGAATAGACGCAAGCATTAAACTTTTGCCTGCGCCTACGCTTGCCATTAACAATACGGGGGCGTCATCTTTCTTTAACGCATCCCAACATTCTTTTACAGCGTCCTGCTGGTACGGTCTTAATACCTTCATAATACCTTGTTAATCCTTTAACAGTGGGGCGTTTGTTACTTATCATTAAGTCGCCTCGGGTCATCGTTTTCGTTTAAAAATACCGCGCCATGTGGGTTTTTTGCGGCTAGTGAACTACCGACTTTTAACATATAATCATAAATCGCCTGCACGTTTCCTTGGCGATCATCCAGCGTTTTTATTTTGCGCTCTAGGTCTTTATACATATACTCGTATTGTCTAGCAACCGATTCACAGTATTCCACGCGCTTCTCAAGCATTTTGATTCTTTCAAGCAGGGGGTCTTTTGGCGTATCTTCTTTAGGCGTGACAAGCGCTGACGATTGTGTTTTATTTAGAGTTAATTCTGTCATGCGAACGCCTCGATAAGTTGGGTCGTTAGGTCGTTTTTCATGGTTTCGACCGCCTGTTCAAGCAAAGCAATAGCATCGCTTGGCCTCTCAAAGCAACACGCCACTGGAATTTTTCCGTTGACTTTGTTGCCGTATATGGCTCGCAGCTTGATGGCCTTGAGCGCAATCTCAAAGCCTTTGTGCGAGTTTTTTGCCTCGATGTAGTAGAGGCGTTTACAGTCTACCATAATGTAATCCCTCTATCTTTTTAAACCCGCACAAAGCGTTTACAACGTTGGCAGTAATGCGCTCTATGCGGTACTGTTGCAGCCTCGGAATATAGCCGCGCATCCGCCAAGAATCAAAAGTGGTTCGGCAAAGGCCAAGCTCGCGACCAACGGCCGCGCCTGAACCAAAATACTTTAATACTTCGTCTACGGACATGCTTTAATCCTTAAATGTATTAATAAACACGATCATTAACCCCATAGAAAGCAACCCGCAAGCCCACCATTCCATTTTTGCCGTATAGCCTATAGCAGATGCAATGCTTACTGCTGCAAGGTATGCCATTATCATTTTATTTTTAAAGGATTTCATGGTTATTCCTTCTGTACGTTTTTCACGCTTGGTATTTCTTTTGTCGAAAGGGTGGCCCATCATTTATCGGGCTCTTTATTAAGCTTGGCTATAAAATCGTCTGCTTGCGCTGCGGTTAATTGACCAATGGACTCAACGCCGTAATAATCCAGAGCTTTTGTCATACGCCCGTTGGTGAAGCCTTTAACCGCAATTAAGGCGTGGAGTTCCTTAAGTTGCTGAGGGTTTGCAACTTCACCGGTTTCGTTAGGCGCTTGGGTGACTTCCGCGTCAATAACTTGGCCTTTAGCGGCTTTTAATTTATTCATAAGGTGGTCTGATTTGCTTTGCTTGCTTGGGGCGACTCCTTCGTTGTGTTGTGCCATTTCCTCTTCGCCGTAAGTACCTCCGAGCAGGTCTTGAAAGCAGGCGCGCAAGCATTGAGATTCGGCTACTTTTTTAATCATCGTGGCAGGCTTATCTTTCCAAACGCTGCGCCCTGTTGAGTATTCCCCAATTTCAACAAAAACATATAAAGGTCGTGATGATTTATGGCGTTTAGCAATACAGTATGCGCCTACCAATTTTCCTCGGTTAGTGAGACTATAGGAATGTTTCACCTCACCGTTTACCACTTCAAATTTGTCGTTTTCATATACGGCATCTGATTGATGGTAATCGTACTCAACGTGGGCTTGCGCGGCTTTACGATAACCGTCTCGGCCGATAAAAACTTGAGCGGGTGATGATTTATCGTATTTAACCGCCCAAATCTCGCGGGTGAACGGATTTAATCCGGAGGCTTTGCCAAGACCTACAAAGAACTGGAACTCCATATCTGTAAGTGTAGGTGCGAATAATTTGCGTATTTCCTCTAGCTTCTTTTGATCATCCCACATAACCAAACCGTGGATGTTGGATGTTGTTAATGCGTTAGTCATGGGTGTCTCCTCGTTATTCTTCGTCAATATTTTTTAAAGCGTACATAGGAACGCCAAGCTCTCTAACAGGATAAGCCGGCCATTCGTCTTTATCTAAACATTCGCGTAAGTTCTTTTTAAGGTTATTAAATTGGTCAATTCCAAACTGTAACGCTTCCTCATCCATCATATAAACCGCCGGTACATAAGGGGGCTCTTTTTCGCATACTAGATTTACAAACATCTCAAACGGCTTGCCGACCGCTTTGCAGGCTTCAAATATCATGCCGGCTTGCAAAAAGTAGCCATATCCAACCGATGACCGTTGAAACGCATAATAACTTGCATCAGCGCTTGTTTTTACATCGACTACCATTTTCTCGGCCCAAATATCCGGGCGCACTTTGAACTGCAGGCCTGTTTCTTTATCCGTCCAGAATATTGATTGCTCAAAAACTGCCTCACCTAAAAGGGTGCTAACAATTTCGTGTTCGCGGATTTGGTTTGCCATTTCCTGCGACTTTTCATATTGGTCAAGGGTTACTACAATTTTCCCCTCGCTATAGGTTTGAAACTCCGCCCATTCTTCTTTGCCTTTTGCCGTTCTACGGTCTATCTTAGGCGCGATCGCGTATTCTTTGTCTAGTTTATGCGGCTCTAATAAGAGGGTGTGAAACAAAGACCCTATAATCATAGCGGGGGTATCTTCTTTGCGCTCTGCGCGTCCTGAAAACACCTCGTACCAAAAATGATAAGGGCTTTTATTCAAAAGCATAAGGGTGCTGCGTGAAACGCCTGCAGACGCGTGGTATTCCTCATTGGTTATGTCATAAATACCGTCTTTAAATTCTTTTCTTTTCATAAATGCTCCTTGTAGTTAGTCTGGTATGACGCTAAAAACTGCCTGCAAAATAGAGCGAGACTTTCTATAGCGTAAGGATGAATACCCTTATCGTCCAGCACACACTCGCAGTTTTCGTTCTCGATGTACAAGTCGTATCCGAACGACGGGTTTTTGCTTAACATTGTTGAATTGTCTTCTCCACAAATATCAGCGAGCGTCATGCTGTAGATTGTTTTTTTTGCATCAAATATGTGCATTTTGAGTACTCCTGTTACTAGTATTCGCTTCTTACAAAATCCTTTGAACCTATTTTTGTAATATCGTTGATGTTCATTTTGTTGACTCCTTTGTTTGTGTTTGTGGGTGTATTAAAACATAAGTGTTAACTTATGTCAACACAAATGTGTTAATTGGATTGGGTTATTTCTTGATGGCCGAATACAATATATATTTGATCAAACATAACTATTAAGGTATTATCCAATTCATTTCATTTATGCGTGCCCAATATGAATATTGACGAACTAATAGAAGAATTTGGCAGCGGTCGTAAGGCTTGTCTTGCTCTCGGAATATCCGATAGAAATTTTTCCAACTGGAAGAAAAGGGGATGGATACCCCATGCCCAGCAACTAAGAATTGAAAAGATTACTGATGGTAGATTAAAAGCAGACGAGTTTGGGCCAGACAGAAGGCCGGTGAATTTATCTAATTGATGTGTTGCGCATAACGATAAAACAACCGTATGTTTTAATGTTTAGCCTTAGGAAACAGAGTGTAGTTATTTGAATTTGCGCATCGGGTCATATTATTAAAAAACTTGTAATATAGCAACTACTGTGTTACAATTCTTTTAACAAAATAACAAAGGGTAAAAAAAATGACGCCGGCTGATGTAAAAAATCATTTTAAATCTCTGTATCGTTTTCGGAAGGAGACGGGGATGTCCGCTGCTACACTAGCGAATTGGCTCAAGTGGGGGTATGTTCCTATTAACGCGCAATATCGCTTGCAACAAATTACCGAGGGTAAATTAACCGTTACAGCTGAGCAAAAGCATGAGCGCAAAGGGAGCGTTTAGTCCAGAGCAATATATCCAACATGAAGTGCAGCTGCGTGTTCATAATGCAAAGTTTTTGTATCTTGAAAAACGCATGGACAGAATTGATAACAAATTAAACTGGATGATAGGTTTGATTGTGTCATCGATTGTCGTACCCGTGGTGCTTCATTCTCTGTAAATTAACCAATCAAAGAGGATTTGATGGAACTTAATACAAAAGAACTTGCGTGCGATTTACTTAACCGAATAGCCAATTCCGTTATTGAGCGAGAAATTAATCCTATTGAATTATTTTTTAGCTCAAAGGAAATAGAAGTGGTAGAGTCGTGGTTAAGGGATAAGCTTATAAAAACACAAAGCCCGACCTGAATCGGGCTTTTTTTTGTGTTGAACTCAACCATAAGGAAGTATAATGGAACTTACTCCAACTTGCGAGGCCATTATATCATGAATCAAATTGATAATGTTATCGAATTAAAAAAATTATATCAGTATTTATACGGCGCATACCACGCTACAAATGACGACAATGCAGGCCGTGTTTTGCATACGGCTTGTCATCGCTTAGAGGAAATAATAAACGCTATGGAATTACAAAAAGCTACTTTTGCAGAAGGTTTGGCTGTGAAAATGAAATAGTAATGTAATGGTAGGGCATCCAGCCCTCGCGTGTCAATCAATTACCAGTTGATTGCACGTAAATCCTACAACAGTTCTTGTGGTAGAGAACAATCACACGGAGTTATTATAACATGACTGATTCAATCAGCAAACCTAAAACAAATAAATTGGGCATAAAAAAAGCACGCGACAATCGTGGCCCATTCTTAATTGTAGATGTAAATATTTGGGATAATCTTTCGCCGTATGCGCTTAAGGTATATGGCCAGCTTAGAAAGCTAATTGACTTTAAGCTTGACCATGACGAGGTCGATATTACCGTTGAGTCACTAGCTATCCGTTCTGGTATATCCGAAAGAAAAACCTACCAAGTATTAAACGAACTCGAAAAAGAACATTTCCTTATCAAAAGAATAAAAAACCATCACTGGCGCTATGGGCAAACTAACTCTTATGACGTTGCCCAAACGTATGGATTTTTTAAACCTGTAGAGGAAACACACGAAAAGACTGATGATAATACAACTGTACAAGATTTGCCAACCCCTGCACAATATGCAGGCCCGACTGCACAATATGCAGGCCCGACTGCACAATATGCAGTACCATATAAGAATCAACAATCTTTTCAAAAATCTTCTCATGTGTGTGGGGAGGCTTCGCCTCCTACACAGCACACAATTAAAAAATTAAAAAAAGAAAAAGCAGAGCAAAAAGCGTTAGAAGACCCGGCAATTCAGGAATTATTTACTCAAAAATTTCAAGGCAGGAACGTAACGCTTGAGGAAATGTTCGAGTCTTGCAGAGACCATTACGATCAAAAATCCACATGGGCAACGAGGGATAAGTTTAAAAAATGGGTTGCTCGAGAAAATCCTGAAAATTACCTAAAAATAGATTCGCATGAAGGTCGAAAAAAAGTAATTGACACCGCAGGGGCCGATTATGCGCTTTATTTATCTCAATTTCGTAATGACAGAGATTTTTTGAAGTTAGCCCATGTGCAGGGTAAAGAACCTATGACATTTGAGGAATGGAAATGCCAACGCGTGACGAATGCAAGCGCATGATTAGCAAAACAGCGCTTAAGTGCGGGGTAAGCCCACGGTTAATTGCAATGCGCCTATTGAGCGAAGACGATAAACAGGATATGTTAAACGGGGACTTATCCTTAGAAGCATTGGAAGCTCATGTTAATGTTTGGAAAGAGATGGGTTTACCGGATTACGCGCATGGTAATTGCGAGCCTTCTAACCCTGAAAGATAACAAGATGGACGACTTAAAAATGCAACACGGAACTGTGAAATGGTTTAACGACCAAAAGGGGTATGGGTTTATTGAAAGCGGTAACAAAGATTATTTTGTGCACTTCAAAGAAATTAAAAAAGACGGGTTTAAAAGTTTAGCGCAAGGAGAGCAAGTGCGTTTTACCGCATCCAACTCCCCTAAAGGCTTAACCGCTAAAGATGTTTATCCGGATTAGCGTATTGACATCCTCCCAGGCCTGAATGCCGGAGATTCATACGGCGCATCGGATAAATCACCGTTTATGCGATCAAAGTTATTTAAGAATTGTCGACAAAAGGTTGCTAGGCTTTCCATTGCGCAGGGATGAATTTGACTCTCTGAAATTTTCTGGCCGTCCTCGTTTTCAATTTCCAAGACGTAACCGAATTTTGTATTTTTGCCGACCCAAACTTGGTGCTCTTGCCCCATCAAGTCGTAAACGCTGCACTCTTCTAGTGTTTTAACCACTTCAAGTTCCTCTGCCGCATCGTCTTCCCAAGGGTTATAAACGTTTTCATCGGTAATTCTGCAAGGCATTTTCATGTTTTATCTCCGGTTGTTGTTGTTGACGATTTGAATGTTACAATAGTTGAAATTATATTACAAGGGTTGTAGTACAAAAATATGTGTTAATATTGTTGTGTGTTTACAAAGGAATGGTTATGAAGGTTTTAAAAGTTGATTTTTATTCACGCGGGGGGGCAAAAAAATTTAAAGAATATTTATCTAAATTGAGATTGGATAAGTTTTATGAAGTATGTTGTATGTGTGGATGGGATAAAGCCTCTATTGATTTAGCACATTTAGTTCCACATTCTGAGGGGGGAGGATATACCCTAGATAATATTTTGCCGCTTTGTCCTAATCATCACCGGCAGCTAGACCGATGGTTAATTAGCGATGCAGAGCTTGAAAACATACAGTTTTTTTTGTGGGAAATAGATCAATTAATCAACACCTATTAAATTGCTCACAAGTTTATCCACGGATTTTGTGGATAACCTAAAGTTGTGCTATGTTCTAACTATTGCACGAGGGGGGATTGTGCAATGTTCTATTAATAGACATTTACACGGAGAGTACTCATGAAAG